ACAGAGATGATGCCTTTGATAACCTAGCGGTTGACTCTCAAATACTATTTACGATGATTGATGTAGATGTAGCCGAAGCAAAGGTACTAGATGGTATTAGTAGATGTCCCTCAAATGCTACAATGTTTCACCTACAAGGACTGCTGAACGAACTTATTATTTACAACTCAGACCAATCTTTAAATCGCCCTGCTATCGAAGCAAACATCAATAATCAATATCAAATTTATTCATAATTATGGAAGACGAAATAGAAGAAATCACCCCTAAGTATCTTGTGTTTGACACAGAAGCTGAAGGATTAAATCGTGCTGATGCTGAAGGTATTGCTCGTAACTATTCTTATCACAGAAATGGTAGTGGTACTCGTTACTACAACACACCAGTTCCTTGTGAAGATGGTAAGTGGGCATTAGAAGTATCCGTATATATAACATTAGAAGACACCGAGACAACAGTAGACACTGTTACTTTATTAACTGAAGAAGAAGTATAATGAGCAATGTAACCGCAGAGTCGATGTATACCTCCCTCGAAGGGAAGAGATACCAATACCTAGATAGAGCAAGACAAGCATCTAAACTGACTCTGCCTTATCTTATGCCTGATGAAGGCTTCGGTTCTCACAGTAGATTAGACACACCATTTCAAGGCGTTGGGGCAAGAGGAACTAACAATCTAGCATCAAAACTATTACTCGCACTCCTTCCCCCCAACGCTCCTTTCTTTAGATTAAATGTAGATAAGTATGCTTTAGCTGCCGAAGGTGCAGACGCAAGTATGTTATCTGAAATAGAAGCAGGACTTCAACAAGTAGAAGATTCTGTGATGGAGGAAATCAGTCGTGAGACTTACCGAGTAGCAATCCATGAAGCACTCAAACATCTTATAGTAACTGGTAATGCTCTAGTATATATGCCTGATGATGGTGGTATGAGAGTATTTCACCTAGATAGATATTGTGTACAACGAGATGCTATGGGTAATATCCTATACATCTGCACTAAGGAATCCCTATCATATATGTCTTTGTCTGAAGAGATGAAAGAACTTGTAGGTATCCAAGGTAATAGTGCTGACGAAGAAATCAATTTATATACCGCAGTGTGTCGTAAGGAAGACCACTGGTTTGTTTACCAGGACATCAATGGTGTTCGTATCCCATCCTCAGAAGGCAAGTATAAACTAGATAAGAACCCATTCATTCCACTCCGCTTCACTCGTGTTGATGGAGAAGACTATGGTCGTGGATATGTTGAAGAATATCTCGGAGACTTACAATCACTTGAATCACTTACACAAGCTATCGTTGAAGGTAGTGCTGCTGCCGCTAAAGTATTATTCCTTGTTAATCCTAATGGGACTACTAGAGCTAAGACATTGGCAGAGTCCCCTAATGGTGCTATCTCTCAAGGTAACGCAGCAGATGTATCAGTCCTTCAACTAAATAAATTTAATGACTTTAGAGTTGCCCAAGAAACTATCAATACAATTAAAGATAGACTTGGACACGCCTTCTTACTTACATCAGGAGTTGTCCGCCAAGCCGAGCGTGTTACTGCTGAAGAAATAAGAATGTTAAGTATCGAATTAGAGTCTGCCCTCGGTGGTCTCTACTCATTACTAAGTACAGAACTTCAGATGCCTATGGTCAACAGACTATTGGTAGTAATGAAGAAAAAGAAATCATTACCTGAACTACCTAAGAATGTTGTTAGCCCTGTTATTATTACAGGTGTTGAAGCACTAGGTCGTGGTAACGATTTACAAAAACTTGACTTGTTCCTAGCTGGTGCATCTCAAGTTGTTGGTGCGGAAGCAGTAGCTCAGTTTGTTAATGTAAGTGAATACTTCAAGCGTAGAGCTACATCACTTGGTATCAAGACTCAAGAGTTAATTAAGACTCCTGAACAGATGCAACAAGAAGCACAGGAAGCCCAACAAGCAGCGATGATGCAAGCTGCTGTACCTAATGGTGTTAATGCAATTAGCAACCAAATCAGCCAAGCTCAAGACGGAGCGAATATGAATCAACAACAAAGCGAGTAATATGGAAAGAGTAGTTATACAAGAACACAGTGAGGAAGAAAATATCTCACTTGAAAAGCAAGCTGAAATGCAAGATGAAGCTGCTAAAGCTAGAGGTCAAAGTATCCAATCTGAATCTGAAAAGATTGAAGAGACTGAGACACCTATTGAAAGTGAACGCCCTGAGTGGTTACCTGAAAAGTTTGAATCTCCTGAAGATATGGCTAAAGCCTATGCTGAAGCTGAGAGAAAATTATCAGAGCCAAAGGACACCAAAGAAACTAAGGAAGCTAAACCTAAAGAAACTTCTGAACCTTCTAACGATGTCATCTCAAGTGCCACTGAAGAATTTACAGATAAAGGAGAACTATCCGAAAAGACCTATGAAAGTCTTGAGAAAGCTGGTATCCCTAAAGAAATGGTCGATGCTTATATCGCAGGTCAGCAGTCATTAGTAGACGCTCAGACTAATACCATCCACGAAACTGTTGGTGGTGTTGGAGAGTATAATGCGATGGCTACATGGGCAGGTGAAAACTTATCTGATGATGAGCTAGATGCTTTCAACACTATTGTCGAGAGTGGAACTGTAAGCCAAGCGACTGTTGCAGTTAAAGGTTTATATGCTCAATACAAAGCTCTAGGAGGTGGTGAACCACAACTAGAAAAAGGTGGTACTTCTGCTGCTGACGCTGGTGCTAAACCCTTTGGTTCTGCCGCTGAAGTCACACGAGCAATGCGTGATGCAAGATACGCTGAAGACCCTGGATATAGACAAATGGTCGAGAAACGACTAGCAGTCACAACCGCAATATAATATGCCTACAGAATTATTAGCAATGTTAGGAGGTGGAGCAAGTGGCTTCATCTTCAAACTCATCGGTACGATGGCATCCAACCAACAAGCAAACCTTGAAGCTATGTTAAAGAAACAGAAAGCTTCTGACGATAGTGCTAACCAAGCTGCCAAAAGAGGTGGTGAATGGATACGAAGAATTATCGTATGTGTTGTTTTGTTTGGTGTAATCATCGCCCCATTCATTCTAGCTCATAGCCCTGAAGGTGTAACAGTCGGAGTGGAGTACAGTAAGTTCTTTGGAATGTTTACTGGTACTGCCTACGAGACACTGAATGGTTATGTTATATTACCTGAGATTAGACAGACTGTGCTTGCTATAGTTGGTTTCTACTTTGGTTCATCACAAGTGAAATAACATGAATGAAATCCTTAATATATCTAGCGTCCTTAATTGCAGCCCTAACCCCACAGTTAAAATCAAATGAAAACTATTTGCTCAAAGACTTCGTGTCAAAAATCCCTATGTGGGAAGTGTATCCGAACAGTAGTCCAAGCGTTATTGGTGACAATGGTAAAGCTTTTGGGCTATATCAAATCACGCCTATTATGGTTAAAGACTACAATCGTATCACTGGTAAAAAAGTTTTACACGAAGATTGTTTCGACCCTAAAGTTTCTAAAGAAATTGCTTACGAAGTTCTTACTCATTATTCAAAGCATATTGAAAGGCTTGGAGTAGAACTAACTGTAAAGCATTGGTTGTTTATATGGAATGGTGGAGGTGGTGCTTGGAAACGAGTATATCACCCTGTCCACGACAGAAAGCAACTACGACTGGAAGCATACGCTAAAAGAGCTATGACCTTCCTTTAATACTTTTCGTTTAAGATTAATAAGCACAATGCCCTTCGAGGAGGATAACATTTGGTAAGCAGATAATCGAAGACAAAAAACAATAAATTAAATTAACCCCTAATAAAGAAAGAAAAAAACTATGGCTAATGGAAATACATCCCCTAGTAGAAGTGGTTTGATTTCAGGTGGTTCTGACAATGATGCGTTGTTTCTCAAAGTCTTCTCAGGAGAAATCTTGACTGCTTTTGAGCAAAACAATGTCATGAAAGACCTACACTTAATGAGAACTATCTCAAGTGGTAAGTCTGCTCAGTTCCCTGTTTCAGGAATCGCTACTGCTAAATATCATACACCTGGTGTCAACATCGCTGACTCAGGTAACTCAATGTTAAGCTCTATTGGAATGAACGAGCGTGTCATCACTATCGATGATGTTCTTGTATCATCTACATTCATTGCTAACATTGATGAACTAAAGCAACATTACGATGTTCGCTCAATATATGCTGCTGAACTTGGTAAAGCTCTAGCTAAAAGATTCGACATTGCTACAATGAAGACTCTATTTGCTGCTGCTGGTACAGGTGCAGACGCTCCTCAACCTGGTGGTAACTCAATCACAGGTGCAACTACTAACACTACTGCTGGTATCGTTGACGCATTATATGCGGCTGCTACTAAGTTAGATGAAGTAGACGCTCCAAGTGAAGGTCGTTACGCTATCGTTACTCCTGCTCAATACTACAAACTATTGACTGCTGATAATGTTGCTATCAACAAAGACACCTCTGGTGGTTCTGCTGATGCTGCTAAAGGCACAATCGTTGAAGTCGCAGGTATCCAACTCAAGAAAAGTAATAACTTCGCTGAAATCATTGCTGAAGGAAACATCTCTGCTGCTGGTACAGGTGGGTCAAATGACCAAACTAATGCCGACAATGATGATGGTTCATCAAACAATGATGTATTCGAGGGAAGTGGAGTAGGTTACAATGGTGACTTCTCTGCACTTAACAACGGTGGTGAACATGGTATCCTTGTTGGTACTAAAGAAGCTATTGGTACTGTTAAGTTACTTGACTTAGCTACTGAGTCTGAGTACCAAATCGAGCGTCAAGGTACATTATTCGTTGCTAAATACGCAATGGGACATGGTGTACTACGCCCTGAGTGTTCAGTGAAGATTCTTCCTGCATAAACCCTCTTAACTCTAAGCCCTCCTTGGTTATTCCTTGGAGGGCTTTTTTTATTTTATGAAACGAAAAGGCGTATCCCTAAGAAAAGAACATAAGTCTAAGAAAGGTGGACTGACCAAGAAAGGTCGTGACTACTATAATAAGAAGACTGGTTCTAACCTCAAAGCACCTCAACCTGGTGGTGGCTCTAGAAAGAAAAGTTTCTGTGCTAGAATGTCAGGTGTTAAAGGAGCTATGAAAGATTCTAAAGGTAGACCTACTCGTAAAGCATTAGCACTTAAACGATGGAAATGTTAAATTATGTCATTATACGAAAATATAAACAAAAGAAAAAAGCTAGGCATTAGTCGCTCTAAAAAGAAATCTACTATCTCCAAGAAGTCATACGACAATATGAAGAAGGGGTTTCCTAAAAAGAAATAGATGGACAAGAAGTCAGCTAAAGAAATACTACTCAAACACAACGATGCCCTCAAGACCTTACTAGATTCTGATGGTATGGGTGATATAAAAGTAGACGCTGACAAAGCCCTAAAAGTTGCCGAAGAAGGCACTAAAGAATTTCAAAAGACACTACTAGAAAAGTTCCGAGAGTTCCCTATTGTTGAAAAGGTTACCTCTCTAGGCACTGCTGGTACTGTCGCAGTTAGCACCGCAGCAGTCACACAGACTGAGTTAGCGGTAGATATGACCCAAGTCTTCGTAGCTGAAGTTGCAGAAGATGTTGTAGAAGAACGATTTGAAGTCCCTAAGTTCTTTGAGAGAGTTGTTGATTTTGACGACCTCCATGTATGGGGACAACAAGTTATTGCTGAGAAGGTCGCTGAAGCTCAGACTTTGGTTTCCGAACCACAACCGATTTCCACTGATAAGTCCGAGAATGAGGACACCAAAGAATCATCCTCTGTTTCTTCCACAGATGTTTCTTCCGATAAGCCTGTTGATGAGCAAGAAAGTAAAGAATCCCAAACAGAAGAAGAATCGGAATCCAAAGAAGAAGATAAAGATTCATCTAAACAGAAAGAGCCACAAGAAGAAGAAGAAGAAATAGAAGAAGAAGAAACATCAACTGAAGATGCAATAGATAATGACGAACCTGTCAAGACCCCTTTTGAACCCTTAGAAGATGACATTAGACCAAACTCAATAGTCGTATCCCCATCATCATGATTGATTATATCCTTACAAATTACAAAGAAGACTTAATGTCTATGGCTTTTACTTATGTAGCTATCGCTTCCATTGTCGCTATGTTCCTACCTAAGAACAACTTCATAACTAAATTTATTAAAGAACTTAAATCCCTATTCAAGAAATGAGCCACGAAACGCAAGACTATCCCCTATTCCCAATAATAGAACCTGAGTATCCTCTATTCCCTATAGAGCAAACTAATTCTATTGTGCAGTCCCCTTTCTTCTTTGTCCCTGATATGCCTACATTCTTACGAGAAGACTTTAAAGGTTTAGAATTTGAAGGTGTACAATACACTTGGGCAGAGTTTGATTATAGACTTGAAGCTGACTATCCGTCTATTCCTGAGGCAGCAGACGCAGGTTTCTTCATGGCTATCCTTGTAGGTATTTTTGTTGCCTACTCATACTTTAAAACTAGGATTAAATAATATGGCTACATTAACTACCCAACTCGAAGCAGTAAACTCTATGCTAGGTCACATCGGTGAATCACCTGTGAATAGTATAAGCAGCAGTGCCTCTCTACCTGTGTCCGTCTCTACTGCTATAGCTGCACTTAATGAGATAAGTAAAGAAGTACAGACCGAAGGATGGCACTTCAATACCGAAATAGGTGTCAAGTATACTCCTTCAAATGGTTCTATTACAATAGGTACTGACATCATACAGTTTGACCCAGTAGATACATCCTTAGATATTGTTCAGCGTGGTTCTACTTTATTTGACCGCAAGAATAATACGACTACTTTTACAAGTGACCTTACAGTAAACCAAGTTCGTTTACTTGATTTTGATAGCTTACCTGAAGTGGCTAGAAGATATATAATTCTAAAAGCATCAAGAGTATTCCAGGGTCGTATTATTGGCTCTAAAGAATTAGAAGCATTGATTGCTCGTGATGAATATACCGCTAGAGCTAACCTTCTAGAAGCTGATAGCAGAACTTCCGACAGAACTATATTTGACAACTATGACACCTCAGTTAGAGTTGGTATAAATCGTAACTACGATATTTCATAATGGCATTACTTAATACTTCAATACCCAACCTTATTGGTGGTGTTTCTCAGCAACCTGACTCAGTTCGTTTTGATGGTCAATGTGAAGAGCAAACAAACGCTATCAGTTCTGTTGTAGATGGATTAAGTAAAAGACCTAATACACAACACATCGCTAAGTTAGTGTCATCAGCTATTAGTTCTAACTCTTTTGTACACTTTGTTGATAGGTCTGACGCTGAAAAGTATGTTATCATTCACGATGGTACTGCTTTAAAAGCTTGGAACTTAGATGGCACTCCTTGTACTATCAATGGCTCTGCTTCCTATACTACATCAGGACTGAGTTATATTAATACCTCAACACCTAGACAAGACCTTAAAGCTCTTACTGTAGGTGATACGACTTTCCTTTTGAATACCACGAAGACTGTAAATGCTAGTTCCACTACTACCCCAGCGTTAGACAGATTAGCGGTAGTTACAATTCTTCAAGGTGATTATGAAAAAGACTACAGTGTTTCTGCGACAATTATTTACTCAACTGCCGACAACGCCACACCCACCTCACTAACTGAAACATTTACATCACTTGCTGCTGATGCTTCAGCAGGAGGGCAGAACGCTTCGTCAGAAACAATAGCTACAGGGCTTAAAGGTAAAATGGATGACACTGCTGAAGGAAATGCTCTCCTGAGAATGGATACCCATTTTACTATAGTTCAGCAAGGTAATAGTCTCTATCTCACGCAAGTACCCACTATTTCAGATTCAAGTCTTAATTCTGACCTTACAACGAGTGCATTCCAAATATCCACTAGCGATGGTTTAGCTGATACAGGGATGAATGTAGCATACAGAGAAATTGAATCTATAACTGAATTACCTGCTAAAAATAAAAATGGATTTCGTATTAAAGTGCGTGGGCAGCCTGATTTAAACGAAGATGATTATTATGTTGAATTTGTATCAAACAACAACAGTCTTTTTGGAAAAGGCTCTTATACAGAAACAGTAGGATTTGAAATATCTACAGGTATTGATAATGCAACTATGCCCCATAAGCTAGTTAGTACCGCACCTAATACTTTTACATTAGCTGAAGCTTCTTACACAACAAGACAAGCAGGAGATGATGATACAAACCCTCAACCCTCTTTTGTTTCACCTGATGCTAATACACCAAGAACAATAAGTAATATTTTCTTCTTTAAGAACCGCTTGGGTTTCCTATCAGAAGATAAAGTTATTATGTCCGAAGCTGGACAACCTTTTAATTTCTTTAGGACTACAGTTACAACTTTACTCGATGGTGACCCTATTGATGTTCAAGTATCTAGTCAGAAAGTTACCAACTTAAAATCAGCTACAGGTTTCCAAGAAAATCTTATTTTGTTTGCTGAGAACTCTCAGTTCGTTTTAAAGGGTGGTGAACTACTAACTCCTAGAACAGTTTCGGTTACACCTGTTACCAACTTTGACTCATCTAGCACTGTAAACCCTATACCATTAGGAGCTTATATGTACTTCCCTTATGAGAGTGGAAGCTTCTCAGGTGTTCGTGAGTATACAATTAATGCTAGTACAGATGTTTATGACTCAACCGAAATTACGGAGCATATTCCTTCTTATATACCTAAGAATGTATATATGTTTGATGGCTCATCTACTGAAGATGCTCTAGCTATAGTAAGCTCTGACGAACCTAGCAGTATTTATGTATATCGTTACTTCTTTAACGGACAAAAAAAACTACTAAGCTCTTGGTTTAAGTTTACTTTAGATGGTAATGTAAAGGGTCTTAGTTTCTCTAAATCCAATTTGTTTATTGTTCTTAGTAAGAATAGTGAAACACATTTATTAAATATGCCTTTTGAGTCCAACCTAAAAGACACAGGAGTTCAGCACAATACTTATTTAGATATGCGTAGAGCGGTCTCTGTACCAGGAGGAGCTACTTCGTTTAGCTTATCAAGTTTCTACACACCAACAGATAACTCAGTACAAGTATATACTACTGATGGAGCTTTAGTACAGACTACAAATAGTGGTGCTACAGTTAATCTAACCGCAGGTGCTTTACACGCTAGTAATGCCACAAGTGTTTGGGTAGGAATACCTTACACAATGACTTATACATTCTCTAAGTTGTTATTCCAAGCAGCACAAGGACAAAGCAAAACTCCGTCTGCGGCTGGTACGCTTATGCTAAAGAGTGCTTCGGTGTTCTATGCTAACACTGCTCACTTTGATGTTAAGGTAACCCCTGAATTTAGGGATACAAAAACAAATACTTTTAATCCTAATATAATTAATTCTACCACTATTGGTTTACAATTAGATGATGGTCACTTCCGAGTACCAGTGTTCTCACAAGCGGATGATACAACCATCACCATTGAGAATAGCTCTGCCTTACCAAGTAATTTTCAGAGTGCAGAATTTGAAGTTAATGCCCACCAACGCTCAAGAAGATTCTAACTTAGTTTTCCAACAAGGTAATCATAAGTTAATAAAAGCAAGAGAGGAACACATAGACTCTATAGTTCCTTTCATGCGTAGACACGACCGCCTTGAAGTAGCCTGTATGGGTCATAGTCCCCAACAAGCACTTAAAAATGCGTTCGACACTGACGATGTTACGCTTACTATATTGGATGAAAGAAACATTCCTATTGCGATGTTAGGTGTCGGACAAGTCACCGACCTAGCTTATATATGGATGTTAGGAACAGACTCAGTCGTAGATGCTTCTTATGACTTTATCAAAGCATCTCGCAAAATTACCCAATCATTAACTAAAC